GGAGTTGGATGATAAGGTCCAGCTTGCTGCTGCCCAGCTTGTCGTCCACCGTATCCAGTAGGTTGAGCTTGCGCACCAGCCGCTGCATCGTGGAACTCCGCTCGTTCATCACGGCGTAAAAAGGGTTCTCGATCAGACCGACGGTCTCTTTCTCGACCATGACCTCTTCGTCTTTACCGGTCCGCTCGTTGTATACCTTCGCCTTGACAGACGCCGGGTGCCACTCGATGACCTTGCCGGTACGAAGAGACAGAACGTCAAACGCCCCGGTCCTCGGGTTCACGTCGGTATCAACCGGAACGGCGGCGACCGACCCCTCGTCCAACATGCTCATCACAAGGTCCTGAACGAATGCCCGGCTCGTCTGGTCGAGATTCGCCCGCAGCGTCAGGCAGTCGTTGAGAGGAGAGTTCTTGTCTTTCAGATACCGCCCCTGATCGTCCAGAACGACGTGGCGAATATCAATGCTCGCCGCGTCAAGTGCGATACGATTGTAGATAGCGGTAATAATGCTCCGCTCGTTACCGCCCGTCAGCCTCCGCCGGTCCGGCCTGCTGTAGAACGCCTCGCCCCAATCCCGCCGGTACACTGCCGTCGGGTCCTTGTTAAAAAAAATGTTCCAGGCCTTTTTAAACCTGGAACCGATCGTTTCACTCATATGGATTCACTCCATTTTGAATTTAGATGATGTCTCTATTTTCCTGACCAAAGCTGTGCCGCCAAATTCGTATTCTGCCTGATATCAGACGAAAACAATTTATTTACCGGCGTGCGTTTGGCATCGGAAAGAACTTTATCGGCTTTAAAAAAGATGATCGGATCGTGAACGCCGGAAATGGCATCGTGGTCGTCTACCATGGCATCCCATTTTTCTTCCATCCTCCTGCTGTACTCCCTCGTGGACGTCCATACGTGAGATGCTCTCATCATTTCGCCGAATATTTTATAGGCGTTGCTCAAATTCACTCCGCCTGGGGCCATAAGGTTCATGTCGTCAGGAAGTTTTTCGGCGGCAATTCGATACTTGCTGTCTTTAGGATGGTTATCGATCAAAAACTTTTTAAAAGCAACAAGATCTTTTTTTAACTCGGGGCCGGCATTTGGGTCATTGTAAATATCCAGCAGCACTCCGATCCGCTCTTTGCTTGTTGGCATCTTAAGATCACGAACCGTATAAAATGAATGCTCGGCAACGAATTTTCTTCCGTCTTTAAGAGCATTAGTCTGCTGAAGAAATGGTCCGGTATAAAAAGACCGATCGTGCGGATCCTGCGGATTATAAGTATACAGCCATCTGCCGTTTTTTCTGTACTGTTTTGGCTTCAGATATGTAGCCGACACGCTGGAAACCCTTGTTCCTTTTTTTATAACGGTATCCTGAATCGGATACGGCGGCCCTCTTCGGACGCCCCATTGCTGGCCCTTGACGCCATGATGAACGAGTACGTCCTCTTTGATTACATACTTCATAACTATTGACCTTCTTTAAAAAGAATGATATAATGAACCATACACACAAACATAATTGAAGGAGGCCTTGCTATGGATTTGTTTTCGATCGTAAAATCCGTAGGCAAAATCGCACTCGTAGCTGGAGCAGCCGGAACTGCTGCCGTTCTGGCGAACCGGTCGTCAAAAAAGTCAAAAGACGAGCCTTGGACCGACCGCGATTGCGATTGGTACTGTGATTGCTGCGGAGTATTTATGAACGACCAACCTGGTTTTAACGCTTCAAAAGGCACATGGGTTTGTACCAACTGCGGCGAAGAAAACGATGTGTCAGACGACAACGTCCTGTAAGCATCGAAATTAGCAAAAATCGTTAAAGATTATTCGCATATTCTTCGAGTTCAGCGATGGTGCTGACTTCTTTGCGTTTTTTCTTGACTTGTGCCCGCTCCGGAGAATCTTTAGGAAAACGCGACAAAATTTCATTGTACAGTTCTTGATTATTTCCGGACTCCAAATCAATCCCTTTTCCGTTTTTGGCGCCGTTTTTGGCGCCTTTTTTATTGCCGCCCCGTCCGCCTAAAGAGTCATCGACGCTCTTCAAGCTTGCCTGTCCGGCAGTATTCAGTATGTCAATGACGTACTGTTTCCCTTTATTGGAGCGCTGCTCCGATGCCTTATCATACATCTTTTTTGAAGCGTAACCTGCGGCGACCGTTACCGGAGCAGCGAACAAAGCCGACATACCGGATTCAATCGCTTTTTCTCCGGCCGAAATAAATGCTGCTTTTTCGTTTTTTAAGAAACCCCTGACAGCGTCCCCAGTTTTCGCTGCTTTTTCCGCAGCTTTTATTAGATCGTCTACGGAGGCCGTACGTCTGCGCCCGATTACGCTACCTATTTCTTTTCGATATTTAATGGCCAAGCCTGTCGCCACAGCAGCCGCTACAGTCGCTCCGACAGCGACGGCTATTTTTTTGCCGTTTTCGGCCTTTCCGGAAGGGCGTTTCTGGTCTTTGGGCACGGTCTCCCATTTTGTGGTGTGCTCGTACAAGAGCTCTCCGTTTTTTATTACCTTTTTAGACTTTTCTATTTTGCGCCCGTCTTTTTTGGTGATGGACTTCTCAACGGTTTTATTATTTCCGTAACGACGCTGCCCGACTTCGGTTAAAGACCCGTCCGGGTTCTGAAACCGCCTGACGCCCCACTTCTGGCCTTTGATACCGTGATGGTACAACTCATCGGGATAAACCACGCACCACATCAGCGGCACCTCCGATTCCATTTTGAATTTTAAATAAAAAGAAGAGAGAAAGCGCATGTTGCGCTCCCTCTCATAAAAGCCCCTGTAATTCTTGCGAGGTATGAAAAAAAAGAAAAGCCCCGTAACAGGGGCTCATTTTATCGCTGTTGGCACTCTTGACAAATAAGTGCCAAATGCAGTATAATCGTCAACGAACGCTTGTAAAAAATGCACAGGCGACGCTATTCGCAGTAACGCCGCCTGCACAGAAAAGAGGTGAATAAATGAGTCAAGAGATGACAGAGTTTAATGCGCCAACGTCGGTCGATTGGGATAAAATCGCAAACAGCTTCTTTGGATTTGCGAAAGAAAAACCGTTCGTCGCGTTATGTATGTTCACGATAGGATGCACCGTCAAAACCCATCCGTCCACCAAAGCCGAAGCGATCGTCGCTTCTGATTACGTACCACATTTTGAATCTCCTTGAAAAAAGCAGAGGCGCTGTTACGCGCCTCGTACTTCGTCAAATTTGGCCTTTCCAAATACTGCCGCCGCAATTAAGCAACTTGAAAGAGCCATTCCTTCCACACACCCAATTACGAATTGGGCAAGAAAATCATGGTCTAACTTTTGCTTTGTGCTTTTAATTGCGCCAATAATCTTTTTCATATCTCGTGTCTCCTTTCCATTAAAGAGGCTGCAAATTTTGCGTATCACTCAAACGCCTCCGCGTTCACCTTATACGACACCCACGCGTCCATCAGCGCGGCTACGGGGTCTATCTTGTTTTCGCGCCGCTTCTTCAGCAGCTTCCGGTTGCCGTTGGTGTCCTCCAGCGTGATGCAGTTGCCCATCGCGAAGACGAACGCCTCCTCATCGAACAAGAGCTTTCGCTGTTCCGCCAGCTTCTTGAGTTCGCCCAGCGGCACCGTCTCTGTCTTCACTCCCTGAATGACCTTCTCGATACCAAACGGTCCGTTCTCCGTGCTCCACCGCTCAATGAAGTGCTTGGCGTTGTACGGGTCGAACCCTACGCAGCACACGTCGTACTCCATTTCCTGAATGTGCCGGTCAAGGTCGTCGTACACGTCGTCCAGGTCCAGCACCGTCCCGTTGAACACGACAAGGCTGCCTTCATTCATGAATTTATGATACTTCTCGCGCAAAGCGGGCTGCAGCCGGCTCATGGTGTATTCGGAAATATAATTCCGTGTCTTGACGCCGAAGCTGCCGTCGCGCAGAGGAAACAGGAACGTGAACGCGCAGAAGTCGTCGCCCTGCGACAGGTCGATTCCCAAGCTGCAGGAAAGGCCGGTAAAGTCCTTCTTATTATGCGGCCGCGTGTCCTCGTAGGCGAAGAAGTAAGTATACCCTTCCGTCGGAATGCCGAACCGCTTCGCCAGCGTATCGTTCCTCGTGGCCGGTGCTTTTTCCGCACGCTCCACCTCGGTCTGATAGGTTTCGTAGCTGACGGTCTTCCCGAGATTCGGGTT